AGTGGACTCAATTATGAACCGTATTCGCGATCGGCTTTCCTCGGAAATTAAAGAGACTGTTAAAGATGAGATTGAATCTAAACGTCTCCGAGAATGGAAACTCTGCCTCATAGTCATTTTTTGGTGGATTTATTCCACTTTACCATTCATACATTGGTTTGTAGATTTTCTTTTTGGCAAGGACTTTGCTCTCAACTATGTCAAACAAGGCATGTGGGAGAAGAGGATTGCTGGAAAGGTTGTTTATCGTTTGGGATCACAGGTTGCTGACAAAATAGGAAGAAGAGCTTTCTTCAAGCGCACTGCTGCATTGATAGCAGCTGGTGTTATTGTAAAGAAATCCTTTGATTTTTATAGGTCTTATAAGGATAAGCGTCCTCCACCTATAGTAACTCCACAACCTAAAGCGCCTGTGCCTAAAACACCATCTCCCAAGCCTCCTATGGACGATGTGCATGTTAAAGAGCAAATATATAAGAACTTGCTAGATCATGTAGATTGCACAACTGGGAGGGATGATTGCGATGATCCTCAATGTCCTGTTCATTTAATAATGAGTGGATATAAGGCATCGTTGTCGCCCCGAATGGTTGTCCAGGGGTCTTTACAGTCTCGAGAAATTGAGAAGGTGGGAGCCCCCCCGAAACCAATGGGGGATGAACGACCAAATGTATGGTACAAAGATGATTATGAAACCACTGACCTTGAAATTTCACCTCAGAGCAAATCATTACATGCCCTATCGTGGGAGGAGCAGAAGCGCGTTTTACTTAAGAATTGCGTAGCCCTCCACACTACTTATGTAGATGGTGATGATAAAACGGACAAATTTCCTGTTCGTGCGGTATGTTTAGGTGGGAAAGTTTACATTACAAACAATCACGCCATTTGTGATAAGCCTGAGTTTGATCTCCATGTTCGGAACTTAGCTCAAGATGGGATTTGTGACAGTGTCACTTTAAGGATTACGCAAGATCAAATCATGCGTTTTCCTAAGAATGATTTAGCTGTTCTAACTCTTCGAGGGTTGCCCCCACGCAAAAATATTTGGAAATACTTTGGGGGGCCTGATCTCAAGGGAGTCCATAGTGGTAGTTATATTGGTAAGGATCGAAGTGGGAAACCTTTTGAAATTAAGGTTGAAAATATTCGAAAATTGCCTCAATACCACCAGGACAAGCTTGGGAACGTGTATGAAGATGAGCATGGTAAACCCATCATTTTTAATGACTGGACTGGTGTTGCTGAGCGTCCAACTGTTGCAGGTGAGTGCGGTTCGCTATTGGTTTCTCATTCACCCATGGGACCAATCCTTTTAGGAATCCATGGTGCTGGCATTACAGGGACTACTTGTTGTGCTGCGCTACCTATAAATAGTGAGTTTGCTCGATTATTAATAGAAAAGTGCCAGCCATATGTTGTGCAAGACGGATCTGTTATGTTGAGCGCCCCCTCTGCGCCTGTTTCTCTAGGTCCATTACATAAGAAGAGTCCTTTTAGATATATTCCTGAAGGAACTGCTACTGTATTTGGATCTGTCGATTGCCCACAATCGGAGATGAAATCTCGGGTTCGACCTACCCTTTTAGCTCCTTCAATGAAAGCTAGGGGGTACAAAATGAAATGGGGAAAGCCAGTGCTGAATGGTTGGGAACCTAAACACGTCCAGCTTAAAGAGATGTTAAAACCTGCGTCCAAGATTAATCCAAGGGTCCTCGAAAGAGTCAAACAAGACTTTATTAACGATATCCTATGTGGTTTGACTTCTGAGGATTTGGATTCTTTGTACGTGTTTGATGTATTCACTGCTGTAAATGGTGCTGCTGGTGTTGCTTATGTTGATAAACTAAAGCGCACCACATCTGCTGGTTTTCCTTGGAAACGCTCAAAGAAGCACTTCTGGAAACCTATCCCTCCTGCTGGAGATCTTCAAGATCCTATAGAATTTGATGAAGAAATTATGCAGAGAGTAGATAATATGCATGAGCAGCTTCTCGCTGGAAGGCGAGCCATGCCAGTAAGTGATGCATGCTTTAAAGATGAAGCTGTGAAGCAAGAAAAGGTGGATGCTAAGAAAACTCGCATTTTTGCTGGGTCTCCTGTTGATAGTTCCATCCTTATACGAATGTACACTCTCGCTTTCACACGTCTTTTTTATAAGAAACATGTATTATTTGAATCCGCACCTGGAATTGACGCTTCCTCGCCACAATGGACTATCTTGTATAAGCTATTGACTAAGTTTGGTGAGGACAGAATGATTGCTGGAGACTACGCTTTCTATGACAAAACGATGTTTGCCCTAATGATTTTAGCAGCTTGGGATATAATTGTTGCTGTTTGTAAAAAGGGAAAATTTTCCCCTGAACAAATAGCTGTCTTGGAAAGGATGGGAGAGGATGCTGCGTTTCCTCTCTATAATTTCTTCGGCGATCTCGTCATGTTTTTTGGTACGTTACCCTCTGGACACCCGCTAACTGTTATAATTAACAGCTTAGCTAATTGCCTTTACATGCGGTATTGTTATGCTTGCCTATCTCCTGATGGGTCTGCTAAGGATTTTAAGAAGAGTGTAAGCTTGATGACCTATGGTGATGATAACATCATGGGAGTTTCCAAAGATTGTAACTGGTTTAACCACACTTCTATAATGAACGTCCTGGCATCTATAGGTATAACGTATACTATGGCCGACAAAAACCAGCCCTCCATCCCATACATCCATATTGATGATTGCACTTTTCTCAAGCGCTCATGGCGCTGGGATGAGGATTTGGGATATTACACTGCTCCCTTACCTGAGGACTCCATTATTAAGTCGTTGATGATTGGAGTCCAGAACCGCACTAATGATCCTAAGTATCAGGCGGTTGTTTTAATCGGAGATGCTCTGTATAAGTACTTCGATTTTGGTAAGGAAATTTTTCATGCAAAGACCACTATGTTAAGATCTTTGGTGCATGAGTGTAATTTGGGGGTTTATGTCGAGCCTCACACTTTCCGCTCTTGGGAA